TTATGGAAGTAAAGAATGGGAAAACGAATTAAAGTCTCAACAAGACCAATTCCAAGAAGACCTGTATAAAGTAACAGAAGACTTACAAAAATTTCATAGATTTAAGAGTAAAGTATCAAAGGACAAAAGAGACATTAATAGAATTTCTAGTCCAGATGAGTTATATGAATTAACAAAAGACTTTTCATTAGAACAAGCCACTACTACTAAAGCAGAAAGAGTTTTACAGGATGCTGAACTAGTTTATGATGGGACTGGTTGGGAGGTTTTAATTCCTAAATCTAAAGAAGCTTCTTGTCATTATGGTTCAGGTACTAGATGGTGTACAGCGGGAAGTACTTCTAATTATTATGACCACTACTCTAAACAAGGTCCTTTATATATTATGGTTAATAAAAAAGACCCGACTGACAAATACCAATTCCACTTTGAGTCAAATCAATATATGGATAAAGAGGATAGACAAGTAAATTTACCTACATTTTTAAACGAAAGACCGGAATTGAAGGAATTTTTTAAAGAAATGTTTAAGAGATTTTTAAGTAAAGACCAAAAACAAGGTAAAAGAGTACAAGTAAGGTATCCTAGTGATTCAGTATCTAAGTACATTGGGATTTATGGGTTTGATGAGTTTATGGAAAGTTTACCTCAGGACCTGGAAAGATTTGATTTTGAACATGGAGGGGGATATGGAAATCAAGAAAAATTACCAGCAAGACCTTTACCAGAAAAATTTACTACATTTCCTGGATTAAAAATATTACATATAGAGGGGTTATTGAATGAAATTCCTGAAACTATAGGTAATCTTAAAAAACTTAAATTTTTATCTCTCGCTAAAAATCCAGAACTAAAGTCTCTTCCAGAGTCATTAGCGGACCTCGAAGGATTAGAAGTTATCAATCTAAAGGACTCACCAAATGTTAAAATAGGACCGAGACTACAAGAAAAAGATGATAACGAAGACTTAATTATTATTAGATAATTTTTTGTATATTTGTCATATGAATGTAGATGTACTAATATATGTAAACAACTTAAAAGACTTCTTTAAAAAAGATGAACAAGCATTTAAAGATATGTTTGGTACATTGGATATAGATAAAGAACTATATTTTAAAAGGCTAGAAGATATAGCAACTCAGAATTTCGAAGAAAATGGTGAACCAACACTTTCCACAACACAAATGTTTGACATAGTAAAAGAGTTAGTTGCACACACTGAGAATGTAAAACAATTAGTCAAACCATCTAAAAATCCCCCGACCAGTCCATTTGTTAAATTTAAGGACGATTTCCCACCATTTTGTTTAAACTAATTAATTGACTATCTTTTCTTAGTTTTTTATATTTTTGTTATAAAAAATTAAATTATGGGATTAGAATCAACAAAACAATTAGCTAACGAATTATTATTAGAAAAATACGAACCGATTTTGGTTATTAAATTAAGGAGAATTCCTCCAGTAGAAGAGTTACACGCTTTTGCGAATAAAATCCAAGAAGACTTTAAATACCCAACATTAGTTTTACCAGGAGAATTAGAAACAACTGTAGAACTTGTAAGTATCTGTAAAACTAAGATAAGTGAGGTAGAAGATTTAAGGAAAGAGGTATTTAAATGTATTGAAAATTTAGATAAAGAGGTAGATGAAATTGAAAGTAGTAAACCGTTAAAACGAGCAAAAGATTTATTAGATGGCAAAAAGAACTAAAGGAGTAATATTAGCAGGTGGAACAGGAAGTAGACTCTTCCCACTTACCAAAGTAACGAATAAACATTTATTACCAGTATACGACAAACCAATGATATATTATCCATTGGAGACCCTTAAAAATATGGGGTGTAAAGATATTTTAATCGTATCTGGGAGAGAACATTGTGGTGACATTTTAAATCTCTTAGGTAGTGGAAGAGATATGGGACTCAAGTTATCGTATGAAATCCAAGACGAAGCGGGGGGGATTGCACACGCTTTGAGTTTAGCGGAAAGATTTGTAGGTACCTCTAATGTTGTGGTTTGTTTAGGTGATAATATTTTTAATGATGATATTAAAATTGAAGGATTTGAAGGTGGAGCAAGAATCTTTCTTAAACCAGTACACGACCCAGAAAGATTTGGGGTAGCAGAACTCGAAAAAGGTGAAACATGTAAAGTATTATCCATTGAAGAAAAACCAACTAAACCTAAATCTAATTTTGCGGTAACAGGGTTATATATGTATGATAATAGAGTTTTTAGTTATATTAAAAATCTCGCACCATCTGAAAGAGGTGAGTTAGAAATTACAGATGTAAATAATTTTTATGTGAGGGATGGTCTTATGACATGTCAAGTTCTAGAGTCGTGGTGGTCAGACGCCGGTACATTTGAAAGTTTACTAAAAGCCTCTTCCCTAGTTGCAAACAAAAAATTATGTGAGTGTCCAACCCAACAAGAAAATTAAAAATGAAAAAAGAAATTTTAAGAAAATATAAAGACCATCACGTGGATAATCCCCAAAATATTGGTCCAGCATTAATATCTAAAACTAAAAATAATTGGGAATCTGAATATTGGTTAAGAGAACAATACAATAGAAATAGACCTTTTAACAAACACAAAAGACTGTGTGATGTAATTAACAGTACAAAACACCCAACCCAGGAAGAAACAATACGATTTAATAGAAAAGAAAATAAAAAAAATGAGACAGTAAACCACCCAAACCACTACGGTGGTGAAGATAACCCATATGAAGCTATTAAAGTTATAGAAGAGTGGGATTTAGGGTTTAATTTAGGTAATGTAATAAAATATGTTTCAAGAGCTGGTAAAAAACAAGATAAAATAGAAGACCTAAAAAAAGCCGCGTGGTATATCAACAGAGAATTAAAAAAATTAAAATAATAAATGAGACTATCCGACACTACAGGGAATACCCCACTCATCCCCATTACTCTGGGAGACTTAACCGTTTGGGGTAAAGCAGAATTTTTAAACCCTAGTGGTTCAGTAAAAGATAGAATGGCTACTCATATAATTAATACCGCGGAAAAAAAAGGTCTACTAAAAAGAGGAGATACTTTATGTGAAGCTACTTCAGGAAATTCAGGTATTGCGTTTGCGATGTTAGCAGCAGAACGGGGATACAGAATAGTTATCATTATGCCTTCTAATATGTCTGAAGAAAGGAAAAAAATGTTCCAGTACTATGGTGCAGAATTAATAGAAGTTAATGAAGGAGATTTTGACGGAGCAATTGCATTAAGAGATGAGATGTGTGAAGAAAAAGGATGGTTTAATTGTAACCAATTCCACAATCCCTTAAATATAGAAGCACACTACAACACTACAGGTCCTGAGATAATAGCGGGCTATCCCTTATATAAATCCTCACCTTCAGCATTTATATTAGGAACAGGAACAGGAGGAACCTTAATGGGTACTGGTAAAAAACTTAGAGAAAAATATCCTAACATTAAAATAGTTGCAATTGAACCTGAAGAGTCGGCAGTCATGTCAGGGTTTGAACCAGGTCTTCATGGAATACAGGGAATAGGAGATGGGTCAAAATTCTTAGTAGATTTAGAAGTTGTAGACGAAATAAGGATGGTCCATACGGAATGTGCTAAGAAAGTCGCAAGACATTTAGCTTTAAGGTATGGGTTGTTTGTGGGGATAAGTGCCGGTGCAAATGTTTTTGCGTCTTTTCAGTGGTTAAGGGACAATAATGAAAAGAATGCAGTCACAATACTTTGTGATAGGGGAGACCGTTACTTTAGTTGCTTATAAATCTGAGAACATTTACCCTGGATAAACTATTTATTATAAAATAGTTTTATGCAAATCATAATTAAAGAATCACAATTTAAAAACCTCATATTAGAGACAGAAAAAAAACCTGATTTTATAGACTGGAGAAAAGCTGTAGCGGGTCAACCTATTTTTGACTATGTGAGAAAACATGAAAAATTTGTACCATTCACTTATGATGATGCTTATTTCCCTCCTAAAAAATTTACAAAAAATAAGACTAAAAAGGGTACGTTAACTATAGGGTATGGGACCACTAATCCTGATTACGCGTTTCCTGGTAACACTATTAATAAAATTACTGGAGAAAAAATATCACATCCTGATATACAAGATGCTGCAGATTGTGTAAAAAGATGGCAAGGAAGAGTTAAAAAAGACGATAAAAACCAAAGAAAAATTACTAGAGGGATGTACTATGTAATGACAGATATGGTATATAATATAGGTTGTAATGCATTCATAAACTCACCAACATTAATAGGTAATATAGAAAAAGGTAATTATAAATTAGCTTCTAAAGCCATTAAAGACGGTAATTGGGGTCACCCAGAAAGAAGAGAAGAAGCTTCTAATACTTTCTGTCAAGAAGGTTTATGTTAATACTTATCTAATATGAAATCTATACTTATCACCAAAAAACAATTTAATAATATTCGGGAGTCTCTTATAACAGAAAGTGGGATTCAAGACATCAAAAAATTAGCAGAAAGATATCCTAAAGCACAAATATATTTTCATTTAGATTTAGATGGGGTTGTTTCCGCAATTGCGATGAGAGAATACCTTAATAAATACGGTATAGAAACTATCGGTTTTAAAACCATTCAGTACGGGGATAAAGAATTTGCTCTCGTTAAACCTGACGCAAGTAAAGAGGTAATGCCTGTTTTAGTTGATTTTGCACACGGAAAACCAGAATTTAAAATTCATACAGACCATCATGACACACAAACCGGTGTGGAAGATGCTGCAACTCAGTTTAAACCAGCAAGGTCAAACGTAGAAACAATTTCAGGAATTATTTCACCTACAGATATATTTCCTACAGGAGATATAGATTTATTTAGAACAGTAGACTCTGCTGACTTCTATAGAAAAGGTATAAAACCTGAAGAAGTGATTAATTTTGTATTTTCTTTAGATAAAGAAAAGGATATAGAAAAGAATAGACAAGCTGCGGGTTTTGCTTTAAACAAACTCATATTAGCCTATAAGAACAAACCAGGATTTCTTGAAAGATTAGCTATGTTCTCTAATCCTAGTATAGTCAGTATGTTTATGAAAGGTAAAGAAATAGCAAATGAGATGGGGTTTGTGGGTGTAGACCAGTTACAAGCTAATTCAGAAGACTATAGAGAAAGATTAAAAAAGTTTGAGAAAGTACAACAAAAAGGTAAAATATTGGTACAGTATGGTATTCCTTCAGCGTTTAAACCTGGGTCCTATGATAGGTACTCCTCTCTAGAGATGTACCCAGATGTTGAGTATTTTTTAATGATTTGGCCGATGGGACTAATTCAAACTAGTTGTAACCCATTCAAAGCGAAATTTGATGAAAATGTTAATTTAGGTGATATGGCCTCGGAAGTATTAGATGAATTTAAAAGTGAATTAGAGTCTATAGACATCCCATTATCTCAGATAAAAAGAATCAGTGAAAGAAGTGTAACCGCGACATTACAAAAGTTAATTAAACAGAGTGATGAAGATTTTGGTGATGTAAAGTCCGAAAAAGATTTTTTTGGATTTAGATTTAAGGACTTAATAGCACTATATAAGGATAATATAAAAGGGATAAACCCAGACAAAAAATCAAGTTTTAATGACTTGATTGTAGACATCAGTAATAGACCATACTCAGACCTCTCACGTAAACAAAAGAAAGTGTTGGACTATGTTTCAGTAAATGCCTATGACATTATTAAAGCTAATAGTGGAGGACACCCTTGTATTACTAATATTTCAGGAATTAATTATTTGGGTAAACAAGGGGGAGACTTTCTTAAAAGAATTTCAAAGAGAATATTAGATAAATTAAGTGAAAAAGTTAACACTGAAAAGACATCTTTAGATGAGACAATCCGAATGGTTTTAAGAAAAGAACTTAAGAAAAGATAATACTATCTCCTTCTTTAATCCCATTTAAATCACAATATCCACCATTTAATTCTAAAACCTTATCACCCACTCCTTGATAACTAGGACAATATTTTTCTTCACACGGTGGACAATTAGGGGATATTTGATTAATTTTATTACCAGATATGAATAGTATGTCAAGAGGAATAACACAATTTTTCATCCAGAAAGAACGTTCACCTATTTCCCCGAAAGGAAATAACATACCTCCGTTTAAATTACTCTTGCCCATCATGCCAACACCTCTAGAGTGTGGGGTAAACATGATTTGCAATGGAATTTCTTGATTATTAATTATTGCTTTCATACTATTTTATAAATATTTACACTAATGGAAAAAAAAGATTTAAAAGAATTAGAAAAACTAGAGAAGGAGTTTGAGAAATATCTTAAAAAAGATAATAAAGGGGACTTTAAAATTAGAATGCTTCTAGACGGAATAAAAGAACTTAAAAAAAAAATTAAAAAATGAAAGCAAAACTTGAATACATTTGGTTAGATGGTTATAAACCAGAACCTAACTTAAGAAGTAAAACAAAAATTATTGACTTGGACGAAAAAAATCCAGTTCTTACAACTGAAGACGTATCTGATTGGTCTTTTGACGGTAGTTCTACACAACAAGCTGAAGGAAACAAATCTGATTGTGTATTACACCCCATAAGAGTAGTTAGGGACCCTCAACGACCTAAATCTTTCTTAGTAATGTGTGAAGTATTAAACCCAGACGGTTCTCCACATGAGACTAATACTAGACATTTAATAAGTAATGATTCTGAAGAAAATTGGTTTGGGTTTGAACAAGAATATATAATCATGAAAAACAATAAACCATTAGGGTTTCCTAAACAGGGATATCCAGACCCACAAGGACGTTATTATTGTGGTGTAGGGGGTAATGTTGTAGAAGGTAGAAAAATTGCAGAAGAACACTTAGATGTGTGTATAATGGCGGGTTTAGATATTACAGGAATAAACGCTGAAGTTATGTTGGGTCAATGGGAGTATCAGATTTTTGGTAAAAGTGCAAAAAAAGTTTCTGATGATTTATGGTTATCGAGATTTTTACTACAAAGAATTGCAGAAATACATGAGGTTTCTATTAATTTCCACCCCAAACCAGTAGAAGGTGATTGGAATGGTTCAGGAATGCATTGTAATTTTTCTAATACCGAGATGAGAGAAATAGGTGGGAAAGAACTTATGGAAGGTATATGTGATACTTTTAGTTTTTATCATGAAGACCACATAAATGTGTATGGAGCCGAAAATGAAAAAAGACTAACAGGTCTGCATGAGACACAACACATAGAAGAGTTTAGTTATGGTGTCAGTGATAGGGGAGCGTCTATGAGAATACCATCTTCAGTTGTAGAAAATGATTGGAAAGGTTACTTAGAAGATAGAAGACCATCTGCAAATGCAGACCCATATAAAATCACTAAGAGAATATTAGAAACTCTAACTTATATTAAAGTGAAAGAGGAAACCATATAAGTGACTTAAAATATGAATAGTGCTCAACACGATAAACTAAAAAATATTCTGGTAAGAAAAGGAATTGGGGGTCTTACACTCATTGATTACTTAGGATTCAAAGACTATAAAAAGGTAAGAGAGTTATTACTAGACCTATCTTTCAATGGGGACATCTTTTTACCCATCAACATAAAAGAAAATATTTGGTCTAAAACTAAAGAAAAGGGTTGGGGTAATGGGTATGTGGATGTACCATCTAGACACCCTTGTTGTAATAAGTCGGTTTCTGATATTATGGAAGAATTTGAGGGTGAGATGCTTAAAAAAATTTCTTATTCTGATTTAACTGACACTGGATGGTGGAGAATAGGTTTTGATACATTGGATGACCCCAAAATAAATAAAGAAAAGGTTTTAGAATTAACCCTGGATTTATTAATAGATTTATACGTAATAAGATGAAGACAATAATTTGTGACATAGACGGGACCTTAGTAAAATATTTAGGTGATGTAAAAGGAATGACCCAGGGTAATACCACACTCCTACCTGGTGTGGTAGAACATTTAAATAGGTGGGAACAAGAAGGGCATAGAATAATATTAATTACGGGAAGAAGAGAATCTTTAAGAAAAAGGACGGAAAAAGATTTACAAGAATTAGCAATCCCCTATGATTTATTATTAATGGGTTATGCTGATTCAGGTAGAATACTCATAAACGATGAAGGAAGTAAAATAAAAGCACATGCGGTTTCTCTAGAAAGAGATAGTGGGTTTGTAGACTATGATTGGAGAGAAGTTGGATTAACAAAATTAAAATTATAAAATTATGGGAAGAATAGATACAAAAATTTATGAGATGTTGAAAACACAAGCAGCATCAGAAAAAGCGAAAGCATTATTAACGTTAGAATTATTAAATACACAACCAGCAGGGATAGGTGACCACTCAACAGGTGACTTTTATAAAAACGCGGAAGAAGCATTAATGATGTTAGTTGATGCAAACGATAAATTAGCAACGTTAGAAAATTTATACGCTAACAGAGAATACAAAGGATGGTAATTATGACAAATAAAGAATTTATATTTTGGTTAAAAGGTATTGTAGATAGTACAGACTCTAAACCTAGTAAAAAAATATGGAAACTCATTCAGGATAAATTAAAAACAGTTGAAGAAACTGATTTTGAGGAAAAGATGCCAGATGTGTACATAACACCACACACAACACCAACTCCTCAAGAAGTACCACCAAATCCAGGAAATCCTCCTAGTATTTGGTGTTAAGGTAAAAAAATTATATATTTGTCCTGGACCAGTAGCTCAGCTGGATAGAGCATCAGCCTTCTAAGCTGACGGTCGAAGGTTCGAATCCTTCCTGGTTCACTATTAAAAAATATGCGGGTGTAGCTTAATTAGTTAAAGCGACATACATTCCAGTAGGTAGACGGTGGTTCGCAATCCACCCACCCGCTCTAACACTTAAAAAAAAAATTATGGGAAGAGTAAAAACACATGGTCGAGCAGAAAGAAGAAAATCTGCTGAAGAAAGACAACAATATTATAACACCTTAACACCTCAAGAAAAATTAGATAGATTACCTGTAGATGGAGCTAAAAAACAAAGACTTAAATTAGAGTATGAGGTAAAATTCGGTAGAAAACAAAACGAGGCTAATACCCCCTCAAGTACAAAGAAAAGAAAAGACGCAAAACCATCAAGAAAAGAGAGATGGGAATCTCGTCAAAAAAACTAGTCCTAGGGGCTTGACAGAAGTAGTTTTTTATATATAATTATATAACGTTTAACATTTAAAAATATTAATCATGAACTTAATTGACGCTTTACAAACAAAAGATGCTGTGACAGAAAACGGAATGTCAACCAATTCGTCCCCACTGAATCAGTGTGTTAATTTATTCTTC